CTTTATACTGTTAGCATTATTGTTAACAACTTGACACCATTGAATGGCGCAGTTGGAGATATTTCAAACTCCAGCATGTCTTTCACATGTAACTCAACAGTTGTACAAACAACATCAGGATCATTCTAAGGAGTAATACAAATGGCTAAACTTCGTATCACAAGGGCTACTGGAGAGGTTTCTGAACATCAAATCACTCCAGCGATCGAAATGGCCTTTGAATTACATTTTAAATCAGGAATTCATAAGACCTTCCGGGAGCAGGAACGGCAGTCAGATATTTACTGGCTTGCTTGGGAATGCTTACGGAAGGCAGATGTAACTGTTCCAACATTCGGCCTTGCATTTGTGGAAACATTAAAAAAGGTTGAAGTATTGGATGACGACACAAATTTTTAGATAGAGGCTCGCTAACCTATTCGATTGCAGCAATAGCAGTTGAAACAGGTATCGCGCCTCAATATTTAACCGATTTAGATTCAGATATGTACAGAGCTGTAATCCAAGTCTTAAAAGATCGAAATGAGGCGATGAAGAATGCCAGTAGAGCTAAAAGGTCTCGCTAACACTCAAAAAGCCATGCGCAAATTTACTCCCGGTCTTTACCAAAGAATGAATTCTGAAATAAGTGCCGTTATGTTGCCCGTTCGTAATGAAGCCCGGGGTTATGTTCCATTAAAATCTTTATCTGGATGGATGAACCAAACTGGTATATGGGCTGATACCGATAGAAAATTTGATTCTTTGACTGTTAAAAAAGGTATTGTTTATCGCAGGGGTCGCACAAAAGTTAATGATAAAGGATTTAGATCTTCATACCGAATAGTTAATACAACAGCAGCTGGTGCTATTTATGAAACTGCTGGTCGTAAAAATCCAAGTGGTCAACCATGGGTAGGTGCCAAAGGCAAGGGTGGGGGAAGTTATTCTCATTCAGACAACCCACAAGCAGGATTAAGATTTATTAATTCATTAGGTGGCCAATTAGTTGGATCAGACAAACAAAGAGGTAGATTAATTTATAGAGCTTGGGGTAAACAAAATGGCAAAGTTATTCCTGCCGTTATCAATTCAATTAATTATGCAATAATGGAATTTAATAGATTGGCTAAACCATAATGGCTAAACAGGAAAACATATTTGTTAATGTTGTAAGCGAGTTTGATGGTAAAGCACTTACTAAAGGACAAAAACAATTATCTGCATTTGAAGTAGTAGCCAAAAAATTAGGTAAAACTCTTATTGCCGCTTTTGCAGTAAATGAAATTAAAAAGTTTGGTCAAAGTTCAATAAAAGCCTATACAGATTCTGAAAAAAGTGCTAAAGCATTAAATATTACTCTCAAAAATACTGGTTCTTTATTAGCATTTCCAGATGCAATTGCTAACATTAGAAAACTTTCCTTAGCCACAGGTGTTGCTGATGATGTTTTAACAAATGCATTTACTCAACTTTATTCTTCAACTGGTGATGCAACCCAGGCTCAAAAAGATCTTGCCTTAGCAATAGATGTATCAAAAGGCACAACTAATGATTTAAATACAGTTGTAGATGCTTTAACTGCCGGCTATAGAGGCAATACTAAAGGATTAGGTAATCTTAATGCAGGTCTTGATACAGCCACTCTTGCAACTAAAGATATGGTTAAAATTACTAAACAATTGGGTGTTTTACAGGGCGGACAGGCCGCAGCCTATGCGGAAACTTTTGCAGGTAAAATGGATATTATAAAAGTTTCAGTTGATGATGCTAAACAATCTATTGGCAAAGGTTTAATGGGGGCTTTGGAACAATTAGCCGGTGCAACAGGTGTAGATAAATTATCTGGTTCAATACAAAATTTAGGAGTTTATTTAGAAGCAGTTATCATAAGGTTTGGCGAATTAGCAAAAATGGCTTCAGATTCGTCAGTTGGTGGTATTTTTGGAACGGTATTCCAAAAAATAGGTGATGTCCTTGCTTTATCATTAGATGGTTGGAGCAAGATACTTGGCGTTAATAAAGCAGTATTAGAAGTTCAAAATGAAATTTGGCGCAAAAACACAAAAGCATATGAAGATGCCTATAAATTACAAGCAGCACAAAATAAAATTAATGCTGCTTATAAAGCAAGATTAAAACTTTTAGAGCAAGAAAAAGCTGCAGCACTTGCGTTAAAAAAAGCAAAATCACTATTTGATATAGATCAAATAGAAATAATGGCTGCCTTACAGGGCAAACTTACAGATGATGAAAAATTAAGATTATCTTTACAATTAGCTTTAATACAAGATAACGCAAGTGAAGCACAAAGACTTGGAAAAGAATTAGCTATTAGTCAATTACAAACTACCAACTTAGCAACTGCAATTGCTAATATTCCACCTGCGTTAAATCCATTTAAAGGTTGGGGTTCAGAAATTGACAATTTATTAGCAAAAATGATTGAGATGTACAGACTATTAAACACACCAATTTATGTGACTCAACCAAATAACTCAAATGTTCCTTTCAATACAAGTCCTAGTGCAACTACTGGAACTCCACCACTTGCAGACCTTAGTATTGGTACTTCTCCAGATTTTTTTGGCCCAAACACCAGTCCTAATTACAACCTAAACCCAACTACTCCTTTATACCAATACAATTCTTTGGCACAATTAGCCCCAACACCACAAATAAATTTAACTTTAAATGTAGATGGATCAGATTTTGCTAGAGCAGTACAAAACGCTCAATTAGATATTAACAAGAGTGGATTGCCTGTAATACCTGCTGGCCAAGGGTTCTAATGCCAATACCATCAGTTAGAGCCACAATAAATTTTTCGACCGGAGCATCTTTTGGTCAAGCATTTATTATCGGTTCAGGTATTTTAGGTACAAATATCCTTGCAGATGGATCATCTATAATTGTTGATGTTTCAAATCAAGTAGATTCAATTAGAACTACAAGAGGTCGCAACGCAGCTGCTGATCAATTCCAAACTGGCAGTTTAACCATGCGGATTGTTGACCAAAATGGTGATTTTAACCCACAAAATACTGCTAGTCCTTATTATGGTTTATTGACCCCTATGCGAAAAATTCAAATTACCGCAACTTATAATGGAACAACTTATCCAATTTTTTCAGGATACATAACTGGATATAACACAATTACTCCCAAGTATGTAGGAGATGTGGTTTATACAACAATTACAGCTGTTGATGGAATGCGATTACTTACCAATGCTTTAGTTAGTACTATTACTGGTGCGGTTGCTGGAGAACTCACTAGTGATCGAATTACAAAAATACTTGATCAAGTAGGTTGGCCTACTTCCTTAAGGTCTATTCAAACAGGATTAACAACTTGCCAAGCGGATCCTGGTACTCAAAGAAGTGCTTTAGCAGCAATCCAAACTGTTGAAACTACAGAATATGGGGCTTTTTATATTGATCCCAATGGTGTGGCAACATTTAAAAATCGTAGTTATTGCACATCAAGCCCTAACGGCACTCCAGTTTATTTTAATGACAACGGCACAAACATATCTTACTTTAATGCTATGTGGCTTCTCAACGATGCCCAGGTGGTAAATCAAGCATCAATTACAGCTACTGGATTGGCTACTCAAACTGCAACTAATACATCATCTATTGCTAAATATTTTGTTCATTCGTATACACAAAATGATTTATTGATGCAAACTACTGACGAAGCTTTAAATTACGCCTCAGCCTATGTGGCAAGCCGTGCTGAAACCACTATTCGCTGTGATGCTATGACCTTGGATCTTTATACAGCCAATTACAATGCAGGCATAATTGCGGCTTTAGATCTTGACTATTTTGATCCAGTCAGTATTACGACTACCCAGCCTGCCGTAGTAGGCACATCAAGCATTACTAAGAATTTACAGGTCTTTGGGGTTCAACACTCAATATCGGTAAATTCATGGAAAGCGACATTTACGACATTAGAGCCTATAATAGATGGATTCATATTGGATTCTAGCTTATATGGGGTTCTAGGAACTAACACACTAAGCTACTAAGGAGACAGAATGGCAGCAGGATTTCCAGTTAAAGCAAATTACGCCACAGGCGATGTTTTAACAGCTACAAACATGAATGATCTGTCTGGTACAGTTAATTTAGTATCAGGCACTCAAATTGCAGCTGGCAAAAATACTTTAATCAATGGTAATTTTTCAACATGGCAAAGAGGCACAAGTTCAAGTGGTAATGCTTATATTGCAGATAGATGGTATTCGGCTTTAATTTCAGGCACGGGAACATTTGCACAAGAATCTACTATTGTGCCAACTGGGTCAATATATTCAATGAAATTTACAGCATCTGCTACTGCACAACCTGCTCTATATCAAGCAATAGAAACTTTAAATGCAATTAAGTTTGCCGGACAAACAGTTACTGTCTCTGGTGTTATTGCAGCTTCAGCAAGCACAGGTTTTACAATAGATGTTCAGCATTCCTCAAGCACAGACAATGGAGTTACTGGTACTTGGACTAGCATTACTGCAACATCTGGTGGAACTGCTACAGCTACCAGCACCACATTTGTATCTATATCTGGAGTTTATGCAATACCATCAACCGCTAAATCTTTAAGAGTTAGAATATTTACAACCTCAACAATTGCTAATGGTGTTTTAGTTTATTTTGATAATGCTCAATTAGAATTGGGCTCAACAGCAACAACATTCCAAACTGCAACAGGAACTATTCAAGGTGAGTTAGCCGCTTGTCAAAGGTATTATCAAAGAGTAGGTGGAACTACTGGTGCTTATGCAGCAGCAGCAATTGGTGGTGTGGCCACTAATACTGGCGTAGTTGAAATGACTTACGCTGCTCCAGTTCAGTTTAGAATTGCTCCAAGTGCCATAGATTATTCAGGTATGGCCTTGCAAGGAATTAGCGGAACAATTATTGGTTCGCCCACTTCCATAACTCTTGATACTTCTTTAACTAACTCAAATGCTGCTGGAATTGTTTTTAATAAAGTAGCGTCTTTTCTTAACGGAAATTTTTATCGTATGTTAAAAAACAACAATACTGCCGATTATCTCGGCTTTAGTGCGGAGCTATAAAAATGGATAATGTAACTTATGTAGAAATTAAAGAAGTGGGTGGAATTAAAACTCACGCCATTATTGACAGAGGCAACGGAGAGTTTACTTCAATGCTCAAATCTGCTTATGATGAAATGATTGCTAAGCAAAAATAGTGAAACCATGGTTATGCAAGGCTGGAGCACAGCTGAGAGAACAGATAGATGATTGGTTCCCGGATCGGGATCGTAAAAGTGATGGATGGGTGGGTGATAGTCGCCATTCCGCGAGAATCTCTGATCACAATCCAGACATCGATGGGTGTGTACGAGCCATTGATATTGATTCTGACCTGGGTACACAAAAAGGGCTTTCGCTGTATCTTGCTGACCAGCTCAGGGATCATGCAGAAACCGATAAACGCATATCTTACATAATTCACAAAGGTAAAATAGCAAGTCCTAAAGCTGGATGGGCATGGCGTGATTACAAAGGTATTAACATGCACGATCACCACATACACATCAGCTTTAGCAAACTGGGCGATCAAGATAGTACCTACTTTCAAATTCCACTTATAGGGGGAAAAATATGAAATTATCAAAGAAATCACAAGCAGCACTTAAATCATATTTGAGAGCTGTAGCAGCATCTGGACTTACAGTTGCACTTGCTATTGCGGGCAACATTAAGCCGGAATACTCTGTCCTTCTTGGAGCATTGGTTGCTCCCCTAATCAAAGCCTTAGATCCTAAAGATACCGATCTTGGTGTGAATGCTGCATAGTGTCAGCAAACGATTGGGTTGGTTTAGGCGTTGGAATAAGCGCAATACTGACCAGTTTATTAGTGGGTCTACGCTGGGTTATTAAATCTTATCTGGCTGAGTTAAAACCTAATGGTGGGGCATCTATAAAGGATCAAATGAATCGTTTGGAAAAGCGTGTCGATGATCTCTTTATTTTAATTAGTAAGTCATAATTTTAATATGGCGAACACACGCAAGACTCCTAAGCGCAAGAAGATCAATAGGCGTATCGTTCGCCATTCTCCTGAGCCGTTAAGTAAGTTAGATCAACACTATTCGGCTTTGCATGAATGTTATAAAGCAGCTCGGAAAGCAGGGTTCACACCTGAACACGCCTTCTGGTTAATGACCGAGCATAAGACTTTTCCTGATTGGATCGTAGGCGATGGCGGGATCATTCCTTCCATAGATCCAACTGACGATGAGGATAACGATTAAGCGATATTTAGTTATCAGCGATCTTCAAGTACCCTACCAACATGAAACGGCCGTTAAGAATGTTATCAAGTTTGCTAAGCGTGAGAGATTTGATAGCGTATTATGCGTTGGTGATGAGATTGACTTTCAAACCATTAGCCGATGGGCTGAGAAAACACCTTTGGCTTATCAACAAACTTTGGATGATGATCGTTCGGCAACTCAGGAGATTCTCTGGGCTCTAACCGAGCATAGTAAAGAAGCTCATATTATTAGATCCAATCACACGGATCGCCTATACAACACCCTTCTTAAAGTACCTGGCTTAATCAGCCTTCCCGAATTACAGTATTCAAAGTTCATGGATTTTGAATCAATGGGAATTACATTCCACAAACAATTCTTTGAATTTGAAAAGGGTTGGATATTGGCACATGGAGATGAAGCAAACATAAGTTCCAACGCTGGACAGACTGCCCTTAATTTAGCCAAGAGGGCTGGTAAGAGCGTAGTTTGTGGCCATACCCATAGACTAGGTATGTCAGCCTACTCAGAGGGCTTATATGGGGCTTACAGGCCTTTATATGGCATAGAAGCAGGCAACCTTATGAACCGGGCAAAGGCTAGTTACACCAAAGGCCTTGCAAACTGGCAAATGGGCATAGTTATCCTTGACTGGGATGGCAAGAATATGACACCAACAATGATTCCTATTAACAAAGATGGCTCATTTATAGCTCTAGGTAGATCGTATGGAATGTGAAAGCGACTATATCGAACGCACGATTGATGATCATATCGATGCGTTTGAGGCTCTCAGTGTTATCTAATCGTTATAAGACACGCCAAAAATAATTACCCAAAGGTCATTGCTTTAGGTCATACTTTATGTATTCCA